TGAAATAGAGATCCATCATCCATAGTGATTGTTGTATCTCCGATAGCAGCAGTAGCATCATTTGTTAAAGTTCCACTCTGTGAGTGAGGACCGAAAGCAGTAGAGTTAGGACATAAAGAAACTTTTAAACTATTTCCTAATGTTCCCGCTTCTCTTGCAGCCCATGGTCCGATATTCGTGACCGATCCAGCACCTGAGTCTGTCATATAGGTGTCTAGATAGTCGGCAGTATTTTTAATTAAGACAGCAGTACCAGTTGACACAGCATTTACTAATCCTGTGATTGGTCTTACTATCTTCAGATTGTTTCCGTAACCTAAAAAGTTTGCAGCGCAAAAGAATTCCTCAAAGTTATTTGCATTTGGTTTCCCGAAAATGTCAACTAATTCTTGTTCAGATGAAATCGTAGTAATCTCATCAATGGGTCCTTTTTCTGCTGTCATGACGATACCACCAGAAGTAGTAGATACAGCTGGTATGATATTCGTTAGATCCTTTTCAGTCACATTAACACCTGGTGATACTTGAAAAGCCATGTTTAGTTCTCCTTAATATTAATATTAATCTTTATTAGTTATAACCCTTTTACTTTAGATATTTATCTATTTCCACATTTCTACTACTCACCCTTACGATAGGTCACAGGAGACCATCTTACGCCTGCGTCATCAAAAAATGAGTTATCATTACCCTCTGGATCGTTTAATCCGTCATCTATGAACCCGAAAGGCGCCATATCTGCCTCAATTGCGTTTTGTTGTTCAGTAAACATCTGACCTCGTACATCAACATTCGTCAATTCTTTAAAATATCTTTGATTGGCACACCAAGAAAAAACAACTAGACACATCACTAAATCGTCATGAGCCCCTTGTTCAGCCTCAAAAGATTTTCCACGAGAAATAAAAGTAGATAGTTCCGCAATTATATCAAAGTCTTGAACAATTAACTTATCACCTTCTATCAGACTTTTCAGATTTGAAGTTCCGATTTTTTTTGTACCCTTTGTCATTCTCAAACCTAATTGATTGCCCCGTCCACTAAAGCCTCCACCTAGTACCTGACCTGCTCTTCCTCTTTGTGTAACCATCATCATATTATCATACTCTAGCTCAAATTGCATTGCGTCTGCTACTTGTTGACCTAGATCGTTTATCTCTATTAGACAATATGCTTTGTTATAATAGTCTCCTAATTTTTTTAGTATATTAGGAAACACAATTGGTTTAATAGTATTGCTTCTATACTTTGCAACTATCTTATAAGGTGCCTTTGTAACATCAAATACTATGACAGCAGAATAGTCATTGTTAATACCTCTTGCAACATCAACTGCCATAACATAAAGATGACCTTTCTTAGGCATTTCATAAACATCTAATCCATCAGGACTTCTTTGTGGGTCTATGACTGCCATAGATTTTAATTTACTTGCATTGATAAGCGTATCAACACTTCCTAAAAACTCACATTCAAACTCAGTTTGAAATTGCTCTAAACTTGTGTTTCTAATTGTTTGTTCTTTCCATGCTTCATCTCTACCTGGCACTTCAGACCAATGTACCTCAATAGGTTCGTAATCATTTTTTTTATTGTTTGCATCCATCCACATCTTGTAAAACATATTCATTCCGTGTGGTGTAGATACAATCATAACCTTTGATGATTGACCAGATGATATTGTAGGATATACTGAGCTAAAAAATTCTTGTGCAATATTATTAGGCACATAAGCAAACTCATCTAAGAATATTATATTAAAGGTACTTCCCCGAACAGCACTAGAAGATGTACTCGCCGCTACGATTTTACTTCCGTTTTCTAATTCTAGGGAACCTTTGTTCCAGTTTATAACTCCTTGTTGCATCCATTTCGGCAAGTGCTCGTAAGCAAGTTGCAGTCGCCCTAATAAATCCCTTGCCGTAGAAGATTTGTTGGCGAGTATTGCAACATTCACATTATCGTTAAACAAAACGTAATGTAAGAGGTAGGATATAATGATAGTTGACTTTCCACTTTGTCTTGGCAACTTGCAAATTGTAAAACGATTATCGTGGAAAGTATCTACCATCTTCCGCTGAAAGTCATACATCTCAAAAGGTATTAAACCTTTATCAATTGAGACTATCTTTAAGTATTTTTCTATAAAGTATTTAGGATCATCAAGACACTTCATCACTTCATCTACTTGTGTTGGTGTAAATCGTGATTTTGTATGTGCCTTTTTTAGGTTAGGATTTCCTAAATATTGGTCTAATTTCATTTTTTGTCTTTATTTTTTTTTATAAGTTTTTGTAGTTCAGTTGTAGAACCTACAAATAAAGCATTAGTTACATTTTTAGGCACCGAACCTTTTTCTTCTTTTAGTTTTTTAAGTGTGCCTTGTAAGTCTAATAAGTTTTGTGCTACTTCGCTTTGTGTTTTAATTAATTGTCCTGCTACTTCGTATGCTCTAGGGTGTTCACCTTCTTTTGCTAATGAAAGTATTCCCTCTATTGCTTCATTACCTTTATCAAGTAAGTTGTAAAGATTTTTTCTACCAGTTTCAAAGTCTGTTTCAGCATCAGCATTTTTAGGTGCAACAGGCACAGCTGGTTCACTTACTATTTCTAAAGGATTCTTTTCTTCTTTTTTTTCTAAAACTTCGTCAGCTATATTTAATACTTCATTTAATTTATCATCAATACTACTCATTTTAAAACCTTATGTTATTTGTCTTCACCAGTCTTCTCATCATAATTTAAACCATCATCAAAAAATTCTAGTGTAGTTGTATATGTATATGTATCATCTTTATCAGCAGATGTCGGGTTTGGTGTAACCGTAACTCTTTGTGATCGAGATGGATTGTTAGCCTGTGTGTTAGTGTACATGTCCGCTTCTGCATTTTTTATTATCGCACTAGTAGATATAGGACCATGTAAATATATTTTACCTGTAAATTTTAAAGTGTATATAATTCTTCTTCTATCAGTTAATGAGCCTGTATAACTATCTTCATAATCAACACTTTCTAATATAAAAGGAATATCTCTTTTTGTATCCATATAGGTTCTATCCATAATCATAGTTACCGTATAGTCAGGTTGAAAGAAGGGAAGTATTTGTTCTATAATTTGTAAACCATCATCTGAGGTTGCAGTATAAACATTTAAATCAAAAGTTACATCATATGGCACAGGCATATATTGTGTATTTAATTTTGTTGTATCACCACTTACATTTTTTGCAACTGATATTCTTTGATTTTTATTTAATTTACGAGTAGGATCATAAGCATAACCAGTTATATCAAATGACATTCGAGGTAGAGTGAGTGCCACTTTTGAATCTGTTCCTGTTAAATCTGCTTGTTGATCTAGTCTTGCAATAAACTTTTCTTTTGGTGCATATGATAAAGGTACTCTAATTGTCTGTAAAGGATTTCCGCTAGAATCCGTACGTTTAATATTTACATTGTTAAATATTGTACCAAATGCTATCACAGCATTTCTAATTTGTTTATGATAAAAGTGTTGTCCAAACATTAATACTCATCAACCTCTCCGAAAGGATTTCTTTCGCTAAAATCTAATATATCATCACCAGTAGATGATGTTGTTGTTCCTGCTTTATCTTCAAATGCTTGACCATCATCAACAGGTTGTTGAGTCTTCATTGTAAAGTCTTCGTTTAAGAAGTAGTTAATAGCACCTAAATCACTTTCAAGTAATAAAGAACCAGTTTCATTTTCTAATGCAAACTGAAACTGCATTGTATCAACCGATAAATTATCTTCAACAGTATCAATAGCAGTAATGCCAGTATCAAGTCTTTCAGAGCTGTATTCCCAACGAGTACAAGATAATTTGTAAACAGGTAAAGCACTTTGTTGATAGAACGGTTGCTCATGTTCAACAAATTGTATTTCAAAAAATGCTTTTGTAGTAGGGAAATAAACTAAGTCACCTTCTTGTGGTCTTTCAGCAACTAAATCACCATTGTTTTTAACTAAAGTTTCCCATCTCAATTTAGATAAAGTAAATCTTATATCATCTCTTAATTCTAAACCAAACTTTTTAATTATCTCTTGCTCACCCATATAACCATCAGTATTATCAACATACATTTCTATTATGTAAGAGTCATCAAAAGATGAAGCTGGGTCCTCGCCAAATATAGTATCTTTGTTTGCCAGTTTTCTTGGCAAGTAGTAAACATCTTGGCCATATATCTTCAGTTGTTCTATTATTAAGTCTTCGTATAATCTTTGTTCTGAAGTTGTGCCAGTGTCAAAATAAACATTTGTTGGCATTTAATTTCTATCCTTGTTGCATATGTGGAGGTTCTTCGTAGTTTGATCTTATTTCTTCCTCTAGTTTTTGAACCTCTTGAATTGCCGTTGAAAATAATTCAGGTCCGTTAAGTGTAACACCACCTAACATTGCTGTACCATTAAACTTAGACAAATTTTGTCCCCATTGTCTTTTGATTAGGGCTGTAGTGTATCTTTTTAAGTATATATCATTAAACATATTTGTATGTTGAGCAGGATCTAATTGTCTGTAACATTCAATAATTAAATATTCATCAGCAGATATTCCTTCTTCCCAATCCATATCAATATATAATCTATTTGATAGTGTGTTAAATCTTATTGGTTTTTCTCCTACTAATATATGATCTAAAAAATCTAAATGACGCATAGTCATATCATAATGAACAATACTAGTTGATGAAAAATCATATAGATCATTTAATCTTAGTTGATACTTAACATCAAAAATATTTAAGTTTGCTCTGTCAGATAAAGGAAAAATATTTATTACACTTAAAACAGCATCTGGTATTACCAAATAGTTTTGATTTTCTTGATAAGCAGTTTCTACTATGTTTGAATCCTCAGTATGTATAGTTGTGCCATCCTCTTTTATTAAATCACCATCACCTTCTAAAACTGTATTTGTACCAGTTTCTAATTCTATGTTATCAGCATATGTGCCTGGTTCAAAAACAGTAAAATCATTATTTGCTCTTAATCTAACTTTATCAGCAGCAGTCACTTTATATTTTAGATACATTCTTTCAACACCATCTGTATGATACTGAGAGAAGTATTGCACTGCTTCGTCTATTCTATCTTCTACTTGATCCTCATCAACATTTATATCGATTACAGGTTTACCTAGTGATCTAAGGCAATACTCTTTAAATGTTGCTCTTGTATTTGGTCTAGCCATAATTTTTTCCTATAATACTATTTATTTATCCTAATGCTACTGCTTGTGCAATCGCAAAGGCTTTTGTTGCCTTACTATCTAGTGCTGTCTGTATATTACCAGTCACACCATCGACATGATTTAATTCAGTAGTTGTTGCTGTGACACCATCTAATATATTCAATTCTGCTGCTGTTGATGTGACTGCCACACCACCTAATGATAAACTTGTCATGCCTACTGTTCCTAGACCTGTGATCTCATTTTCAGAACCAAGAATAACTGCCTTACTAGCAGTTGCTTGTCCTGCCGTCACGCCATCTAATTGTGCAATTTCAGTACCAGAAATTTCAGCGTCACCAACTATAAGTGTACCACCAGATAAAAACAATTTACGCCAAGGTCTAGCCGCAGAGCCTAGATCATAAGTTGATCCTGTTGTTGGCATTAAATCTGCTGATATTTTATTTGTATCTAATCCACCACCGACAGTCGATAGTTGAATAGATGTTAAATTCTTAAAGTTTAAAAATTCTTTAGTTAGTTTATCTAACGAGTCGATAGATTCTAAAGACTTCATCTTGTCTTTCTCTAACTCATTAGCAACTTTCATCTCAGAGATGTGATTTAGAACCTTATCTACAATAAGTGGATCTGCTTCTATCTCTTTAGCAGAAGCGTTCATCAGACCTTGTAATGCTTTTGCACCTGCCTGTCCGTATTTTTCTTCTACTATTTTTTGTGCTTCAATAGTTTTACTATCTATCTCTACTTTAGGTTTATCTAAACCAGAGTCAACTAATAGTTGTTGTTTTCTTTCTTCCTCTAGTCTTTTTTGTTTTTCTTTTTCTTCTTCTATCTTTTCTTCTATTACTTTTTTCTCAAATAATTCAGACAGAGCTTTTAGTCTTATCTTTTCTCTATCTTTTTTTTCTTCTTCAGTAAATTCTTCAAAAGATTCTTCAGAGATAACCTCTGTATTTTCTAATTCTATTTCTTCTTTTGTTTTAGGTTTATTAATTAGACCACCAAACAATTCTTCTAGAGCAGAAATCTTAGCGTCCTCTTCTTTTATCTTCTTACCTAAATCTTCTTTTTCAAATTCTACATTTGCAAGAAAGGTTTTAAGACCTTTTTCTAAATGCCATTCTGTTAATTGTTTTTCAGGATCAATAGATAGTTGTTCTGGTTTTTCTATCTCACCTGCTATTCTTGCTTCTTGTAATTTTGTAATCTGTTTTTCTATATCAACATCTATCTCAATATCACCTTCAACTTGTGTCAGTTTTACTGTTTGCTCTTGTTGAAGACCAGGCCATTTACCATTTTGTAAATATTTTTTAGTTGACATACTACGATCTAGTCACGCTTGGTGTGACTGTTGCTCTACCTTCAATTCTTCTGGTTATCAAACCAGACGAATCTGTTGTTGTTAGGTCCCAAACATATCTTCCTTCAGCAAGAGTTGCTGTCACAGCGTCTGTCATGGTGATAGAACAAGTACCATCTGTAGCACTAACTTTAGCAGTAGTAAAAGAAAAAGATGTGGTAGATAAGTGCGTCTTTCTCAAAGTAGATGTTATAGTCTCGTTTGTTAAATCTACGACAGTTCCTGTGGAATCTTTGATGGTTAATGTTTCTGTGTAATCACAATCTTGATCTATTGTGATATTCTGTATTATTGCCATTAGTCAAATCCCGTTAATCGTTTTCTTATATTTATAATATATTTAAAACGCCCAACTCACAAATGAGTATCTAGTACCCTTTGTACACTCTGTAACCTCGTGAGGATACATAAAATTAGACGGAAACATTAATATATCTCCTGTCTTTAGTTTAATCTCTTTACCTCTACAATGAAATTCTGATCCTTCATAGTCTTCATTTAGATTACCTACGATAGATACGATAG